GAAGACCTTACGGTCGACTTCCATCCTCTCGGATACATGCTTAAGTAACATGTAAATTAAGAAAGGTTGTCGTCTAGTTTTATTGACCAACTTAGCGGATACAGGAGAGACATCTCTCTTATTCCAAAGTTGTCTTGAGACATACTCGACAAAATGGCCTCCCGGAGTCAACATCTTTGATTTAGATGTATTGACCGGAACACCGATAGAGTTGTAGAAAGAACTGAAGACATTGTCTTTATCTTCTATAACCAGGTCATCCCCTACCTTTTGGTAGGGCACTACTCTATGGTAGTGCTTCATTGACATAAACTGTAACCAGTAATGATCTGTTACAGATGCTATGATAAACGACCCTCGTGTCCCCATACCTTGACCCTTACCGTATTTAACAGTGTGGGTTGAGGTTCCGATTTGCCAATTGCAATCTGCAGCCAAGCATCGCCATGCGTATGCTAATGGTTTACCATATCTTACTTTAAGATATAGATATTGCAGCCTAGAAGGGAAATTGTCTGTCCATGACGACGCGTCAATGGATCTCCAATTTGTATTACATACCTCTTTGACTTTATTGAAGCCAAGAGAGTGTGAATAATAACTAGAGTAATCACCGAACCTTTTGTTCATGTGATCCTCCTCTACCCTTTCTAATTGCGAAAGCAGGGACTGAGTCCAGAAATCGCATATTGCGATTACTCGAGACTTATTTCCGGCATCGGGTATAGCTGATAGTTTGCGTAATACGCATTTATCATTGGACCCCTTATTTATATAAGTTTCAGATTGGAACTTCATATAATCAATAAGTGGTTGATTATCGGTCAGATCGCAATAGGCCTTAAAGGGCCCGTATAGCGGACTTTTAATCATCTCATGGGCCTCCATAGATGCTGATTGCATCTTGGGGACACCATTGGGACCATTACTAGCCCCGAAAGAGGGATTCGTCTTTAACTTCTTTAAGTTATTGACTGAATTCTCTCCCAGTTCTTTCTGAAGATACTTCGAAAACTCTATTTCAAGTTCTCTCGGTAACTCATAGGTGGACTTGATGTTTTCAACATCAAGTTCGGAAAATCCTTCACAAACTTTATTAAGTTTAAATAAGGTGTGGAGGAGCTGCATGTTAGCAGCCCTTCTATCTATATTGATAGTATCATTGATTACTACTCTATAGATTGGACGTAAATAGCCAAAGCAATTTGGCCACTTATCAGTCTTTCCAATGGAAACTCGTGAGGGAGATTCAATGTTTTCTCTCTTCTCACAAAGGAGGATGCAATATAAGCATATTTTCTTATAATGCTCCGTTCCAAATTTGATACCCAAATTCTTAATAAAAGAATTATGAGTTTCAATAATTCCATTGATAAAGGTTTCTAGCTGAACACCAGAATACTCTGGTGTTCCTACCTCAAAGATCGGTTTGTACAGATGAAATTTTCCATCTATCATTCCTTTCTTCGTTACCTTCGTCTTTCCACTGTTTGCTACCTTAGTAGACAGGGGAGAAGATAAAGAGATTGATGGGTATACTTTTCGTAATACCACTTGGGTAAACATAATAATATTATTGTTTCTCATAAAGTTTAATAAATTTTATTGAACGTGGATCACGTAGTATCGAGCCCTGGGGCATACTTGACTATCTTAGATAGTAT